TATAGGATAGGACAAGCGGAAAAGATTTTACCTGAAGATGAATATATTATAGAGGATGCTTCCATTTCATATTTCTCTTCTTTTACAAAGGGAGCTAAGTTAGATATATCTAAAGGTATTAACGATCAAAAGATTACTCCTAGTCAATTTAAAAAAGGATTGCAAGAACAATTAAAAGTTTATGCCGCTTCATTTACAGGATATAATAGAGTTGACAATACTAATTCACATAATAGAGAGAATGATAATAAGGAAAGGGATCCTGAGTTAGATAGAATTAAACCTATAAATTATGTTGATAATAGTAAATCTGTTGAGACTGGTGCAAAAAATAGATTACCTACAGATGTATATTACATTTCATCAGTAGAGGATATGCAAAGAAATGCATTTAGTGTTTTGATGGGTAATGGTGATCCAAAGAAAGCTAACCTTTCAGTTCTCGATGAAGGTAAATTAAAAAATGGTATATATGCTTTTGATGATAAAAAAGTACAACAATTTAAAAATCAATTGTTCGGACAAGATCAAATAAAGGAAGAAGTAAGCAATAACATAAAAATAAATGATATTGTTTCTTCATGCAGTAATATTGCTGCTTCATTAAAAAATCGTAGTAGGAATGTGACAAAAGGAGAAAATGATTTAATAATGTATGCTAAGCATTTAAGAGATGCTGTTCAAGCGCACAAAAATAAGTCATTTTGGCAAAAATTATTCCATCCTATTAATACTATTAGAACTAATAAAGCAATAAATGAAGCTAAAAATGAATTAGCATGTTTTTTTAATGATGATATGCTTGATGAGTATCTTAAATCTTCAGATAAAACAGTTGGCGTTGCTGAAAAGTATTTAGAAACAAGTTTCAGAGAAATCTTTTCTAGTTCTGATGAAGATGCATATAATATTGAAATTGAAAAGTTTACTAAAAAGACAAATCGTGAGATTAATTCTATAACTGAAGAAAAAAAAGCATTGACAAAAAACAAGACTAAAGAAGAAATAAAAAACGATATTGAACTTTCTAATAAATTAAATGAACTTGATAAACAAGAGGAAGTAAAACATAAAATAAATTCAGAAATAACGAATGTTGTTAAGGATAAGATAAAAGAAGCTAAGGAAGGCTTAACTGAAGAGCAAAGACAAGAAAGATTACTTAATGCGTATAGAGAAGATTTAGAAAGAATAGAAAATGGGGAACAAGTTGAGTATAGTAATATTGGGGAAGTTAATCAGAGAATAGTTAAGGATAGTTTACAGGAATTAAATAATATTTTTGATGATATTATTGAAAAGAATAATTCTGAATTTGGATTAGAAAAAATAAATAGAAGACAAATTGAATTACCTGAACTTGCTGAATCAAAAGAAAAGGTTGAACTTGAAAAGGTTAAGAATGAACCTGTAAAAGTAAATGAAAAAATAAAATAAAAAAATAGAATAAAATAATTAAAAAATACGTCACTAGGAGATATCTTATGGATTACGAAACGATAAGAGTTAAGTTTGTAAATCAATCTAATTTAGGAAATTTAATAGAAGAAAATAAGAAAGCTCAATTCTTTGATATTAACTCAAATACAAATGAGAATTACGAAAAAGATAGAGAGAAATATATAAATGAAGATTTACCAAAGTATATAGATAAAATATATAACACTAAACCTTTATCTTTAGATAAGATCAATAAGTATCTTGAAATTTGGACAAAAACAACTAAAGGTGATGATAAGGATTTTAAAGTTCCATATGTTCATGAGATAAGTAAAACTGAAAGTAAAAAGAGAAAAATAAAGCATGATAGAGCTGTAAAAGTATTAAAGGAAGTTTTAAGAAAAGATGCCGAGAGAGAAATTGTTCCTACTGGGTCTAGCGCAGGTTTTAGTCGTATGGGACTTTCATATATAACAGGTATGAATATTTCTCCTGATACTTTTAAAAGCATGGAATTAGCTGATAAGAAACAGCAAGTTTTCAAACTACTAGGCACTGTTGAACAATTTATGAAAGACACGAATAAAATCACGTCCGATGAAGAATATTTAGCAAGTTGTGAAAAGAATTTTGATTTATGGAAGGTTGTTCCCGAAGTAGAACCACAAAAATTTAATATATTCATTAAAGAAATTGGTTTGGACAAGGATCCTGAAGTTAAAAATTTAGTTGATGGCTTTTTTAATAAATATGATAATATTGCTACAAGTTTTACATTTTTTAGATCAAGAATTGATATGTTTGCAAATCCATACTATGAAAGTGCATATAAAGTAACAGAAGATATGCACGAGACATCACCCGAATATTGCTATGACTGTAGATATAGATTGGGTAATAGTTGTAACTACATCAACGCTACAGGTCATAGCAGAAGATGTCCTGGCGGTTGGTGTAACAAATATGAGAAGCAGCAAGGAAAAAGAAAAAATGTTGGAGGTTGGAAATGATTATAGCAGTCGATTTTGACGGTACGTTATGTACCGATGTGTACCCTGATATTGGTGTGCCAAACTATGATCTCATAGAAGAATTGAAATACCGTCATCAGCTTGGAGATACACTTATTCTTTGGACGTGTCGGTGTGAAGAAAAGTTGGATGAGTCTATTAATTGGTGCAAACAGATGGGTCTTCATTTCGATTACGTAAACTGCAATACAAGAGGAGTACTGAATACGTATGGTACAGAATCCCGAAAAGTATTCGCAGATGTGTATTTAGATGACCGAGCTTGCAGCATAGACACGTTTTTACACGGGAGGATTCCATGCAAATTAACGGGACTCGGATAAACGCAGATTTATCTGACATATTGTCAGAGCTGCAACGGCAGCTTAACATGAATGGCATCCAGTTATTGGGTAAAATGAGAGATACTCCGGGCAACATAATGGTATGTTGCCCTTACCATAAAAATGGTCAAGAACGAAAACCATCAGCAGGCATAGATAAAAGCACTGGAGTATTTCACTGCTTTAGCTGCGGAGAAATTCATACATTACCCGAGATGATATCGTATTGTTTTGGCAAAGACGATATACTGGGTAATTTTGGGTGGAACTGGGTACTGAAAAACTTTGTAACCATAGCAATAGAAGATCGTAGACCGCTTAAACTTGATATGAGTCGTGACAAAGAACCTGAGAAGAAAGTGTATGTAAGTGAGTCCGAACTTGATTCGTATCGTACCTATCATCCATATATGTGGAGACGTAAGATGACACCTGAGATTGTGGACATCTTTGACATAGGTTATGATGCAAAAACTGGATGCATAACCTTTCCCATTAGAGATGAGAAAGGTAACACACTGTTTATAGCAAGACGTTCTGTGACTACTAAGTTTTTTAATTATCCTGCGGGTGCAGAGAAACCAGTGTATGGGTTGTACGAGCTGAGTCAGTTAGCAGAGTATCCTAAAGAGGTATATATATGCGAGAGTATGATCGATGCGCTAACAATATGGGCATATGGAAAGTATGCTGTAGCACTTAATGGTCTCGGTAATGAGTTACAGTTTAAGCAGTTAAAGTTGATGCCATGCAGAACATTTATACTTGCAACCGATAGTGATATAGCAGGTATGACAGCTCGTAAGCGTATACGTTCTATTATTACTAATAAGATCGTAAAAGAAATCATATTTCCACCTAATCGAAAAGACATTAATGATTTGTCCAAAGAAGAATTTGATAATATTACAGAAGTATTTTAAATACCCATTGCAATATACACAGAAATGTGTTATATTATATTCGTAGCGTAGAGCTACAGATAAAAACTAAGAAAAGGAGAAACCTACCATGAGCGAACTTGGAATCATCGGTCAGAGATACGAAGATCGGGTTACTAAGAAATCCGGTGTGCTTGTATCGAGAAATTCTGAGCATTGTTCACTTGTGTTTGAAGGTAGTGATGGCAAGAAGTTTGTTGTCAGCAATGTGACCTTCACAAGCAAGTGGCACAAGGTCTCTGACGAGTCCACAACCACAGCAGCTCCAGTCAGCGAAGAACCTACAAAAGAAGCACCAGTGCAGAAAGTCGAGAAACCTAAGAAAGACAAGAAATCTAAGAAAGAGTCTGAATCTGACGTTTCACCCGAGTTTATTGCAAGGGTTCGTGGTATGCTTTTTGAGTCTCTGAAGTATATCACTGGCAAATACTTTGAGACAGCGAAGATTACCGTTTCTGACTTTGCAGTAAGGGTAGCCGATTCTTTTGGCGAACTTGATGTGTCAGTGCCCGATGGAGATAGCGTTGTAGTATCCGGCACTGTGAATGGCAAAGTTCTCGAGAAGAAAGCCTATCTGTTTGAAAACATTTATTCTATTTATGGAAAAGTTATTGGAGGTACTATATGAACGTAACGAAGCGTCCTGTTGAGAACACTGAGAATGTTCTCGAAATCACCGAGAGTGAACTGAAGAAGATCGAAGCTGAAACTTGTGAGTCCCTTATAAACAATGTATACGGCATCGTGTTCTTGGATAAAGAATCTATCCAAGCTATAACGACCATGGCAGCCGACTATGCTAAGATTCTCAACAAAAAACTGTTTGGAGGTAATAATTAATGGGCGCATTTGGAATGAGTGACGTAGACAACTACGGCGGAAGTGGAGCTAAAAGTTTCTTCCAGTTGAAGAATGACGGTGATGTGGCGAACGTTCGCTTCATGTACAACGGTCTTGAAGATATCAAGGGTTATGCAGTACATGAAATCACACTCGGTGATAAGAAAGCATCTGTGAACTGTCTTCGGGCTTATAACGAGCCCAAGTCCAAGTGTCCATTCTGTGAAGCAGGTAATCTGCAGCGTGCAAAGCTGTACCTCGCACTGTATGACGTAGACGAGGGTGAAGTGAGAATTTGGGAACGTGGTAAGACGTTCGCTCAGAAGGTATCTTCTATCTGCTCTCGTTATGCGAAAGCTGACTCTCCGCTTGTTTCTCATACGTTCGATATCGAACGTCATGGTAAGCCGAAAGACACCAGTACTACTTATGAAGTGTATGAAACCGGAAGAGATAACACTCGTCTCGAAGACTTGCCTGAAGTGCCCGAGATTCTCGGTAACATTGTCCTTGACAAGACTGCTGATGACATGATATACTATCTTGACGAGGGATGTTTTCCCAACAACGATGGGGCGCCGGAACGTGGGAACAATGCTGATCGTCAGCGTACTGATTCCACAGATAATTATCCCACTGGAAGACGTACACCATCCCGTCGTGAAGCATTCTGATGGCAAGAGGTCTGTTTAGCGTACCATCAAGACCTGGTCGTGAAGCAGATGCCAAGATTGCTAAAAGAGTGAATTCCAAAGCTGCTAAATCCACCCCATCAATAACTGGTGGCGGTGGATTAGCAGGTACTATAACAACAATCCGAGCGTTTGTAGAACAGAATCTTGGTAAGTACGCAGAGGAATATATATTAATCCAAGATCGAGCTGTGCTTCATGAGTATATGTTGCGGTGTGTTGAGAATGGTTCTATCGCAATAGATACTGAGACTACTGGATTAGACCCTATTTCAGATGATATTGTTGGAATGAGTATTTACACTCCGGGTCAAAAAGCAGCGTATATACCTATTAATCATGTGTCTTATGTGACGATGGCAAAGGTCGATAATCAGTTACCAGTTGACGTAATACATGATGAGCTTATGATACTTGTCGATAATAAGGTAGACGTAATTATGTTTAATGCCTGTTTCGATATAAGATTCATACGTAATCATCTCGGTGTATATTTTACGTGCAAGTGGGACTGTTACTTGGCAGCTCGATTACTGAATGAGAATGAGGGAGCAGGTAATAATAATCTGAAAAAGCTCCATCAGAAGTATGTTCTCAATGGTGAAGGTGATGCATTCAGATTCGATGATTTGTTTAAAGGTATAAGCTTTGATACTATACCAATTAAGACAGGTTATCTTTATGCAGCACATGATGCCATTATTACCTATGAATTGTATGAGTTTCAGAAGCCGTTCTTATCTTCTGATAATCCAGTATGCGAAGAGTATGACTTGAAACACGTAACATGGGTATTTGAGAATATAGAGATGCCATGTGTTGCAGTCATAGCAGATATGGAAGATTTAGGTGTAGACTTTGACATGGAATTGGCGAATCAGCTCCACGATAAGTATACCCAGTTATTGGAAGAGAAGACTGATGCCTGTAATAAAGCGTTGAGTATGTATTCTACAGAAATAGCAACATACCGAGCGAAGAATCCGGGTGGTAAGTTGTCAAATCCAATTAATCTTGATTCACCCATTCAGATAGCCATACTTCTGTATGATGTGATGGGAATAGCTCCAGTTGATAAAGATAAACCTCGTGGAACTGGAGAAGATATAATGACTAAGATTGGAAATGACTTTACGAAGGCGATTCTTGAGTACAGAGAGGTTGGAAAACTGCTGAGTACATACATAGACAAGCTGCCAGTAACAGTCAATCCCAAAGACCATCGTATTCATTGTAAATTCAATCAGTATGGAGCTGACACTGGACGGATGAGTAGCAGTGACCCGAATCTTCAGAATATACCATCGCACAATAAAGATATCCGTAAGA